ATTGTCCTGACTTAGCATGACGCATCTGCGTATCACCTAAGTTGGACAGACTGATGAGTGCGCTACGCCGTACCCCGCCTACGACGACAACCTCACCAATCTTACACATGATATCGTGACACTCTAATGGGTAGAGCCTACGACCTGCAGCGTTTGTAATCTTGTCAATGACAAACTGAAACAACTCTTCAAGAGGAGCGGGTCCAGAAGCACGACCACCAAATGTCTTCAGCCTTGCACCTGCAGGTCTTACATCCGATACATCCCACTTTGGTACTTGTCCTGCGTACAACAGAGAGATCAACTCTCTCAATGCCCTTGCCCAACCGGGACGGCTGTCGCCTACCTTGATAACTGTGTCACTGTTCTCAAAGTGTTCGTTAATGATAGGCAGCTTATCGACGTTCTCACGCTCGACAGAGAAGCCTACGCCCGTGCCGCACATGAGTATATACATGGTCTCATCGAAGGCGCGGGTGTTGTCCACTGGTACGTAGGAGCAATTGTATCCGCCTACGTGGCAGCGATCTAACGCTGGCCCAGCGGTCATCAATGCTCTCATGCTAGGCATGATGTCTTGGTTTAAGACAGCTTCTTCAAGTTCAGCACGCAAGTCTTCTGGCATAGCATAATCATGCTTTTGCCCAAGATGTTTTTCCATGTAGTCAAAGTATCTTTCAACTGTTTCACCCCAAGTCTCTCGACGTTGCTCGTCATCTTTCCAACGAGCGTATCGTGAAAGAGCTATAAAATTTTGATAGTCTGTAGGTAAATAGTTATTCATAATATCACTCCGTTAGTGTTTTAATGTGTCTGATTTCAGCACCTTCTACATCGTAGAAGTACTCACGTATTCCGTCTTCAATCTCTAGACCAACGTCTTCGTCGGCAGGAACTGGGTATTCTTCTGGGTCTATGTCAATGTTAATGTACACTTTAACTCTCATCATAGAGACCTTCCACCTCCTCAATCAACTTCTCTAGATACCACTGCGCTTTCTTGAGGTCTTCCGTACCATTCTTGTAACGATAACGCCACAAGTATTTCATAATGTTACCTTGTAGGTAGTACTCGTATCCTTCACCTGTGACGGCACGAAGTGCATCAATACATTCGATGCCAGCCTTGTTGTAGTGTGGTGGGCTGTTGACCATATCCGCCTGTTTACCCTGCTTTGAATAGAACTCGTCCATAAGTCTCTCCTCGTCTGGTTGTAACTCTTGCATCCTCATCCGCATGTACGTCTCGTGACGCATCATGCACTCCCTTTTGTCTTGCTACCAAAGCTGAGATGAACTACGTTACCATCTTCTCTAGTAATGATTATATCATTGTCATCTTCTAGCATATCTTCGTCTTCGTTGTCAACAACCTCCATCACATATGTATGTACTAGATTACGTAGAGATTCATCTTGTTCCATGATAGGAATGGTAGCACACATCATCTTACAGAAGTGCATGAGTTGTGTATATCCTTCGTCATTAAGCGGATTGTCAGCCTGAGAGATAATAGATATATCTACCTCACCTGTCCACTCGCCGTCTATTTCTGTTGGTCGTACTCTAATTACAAAGTCGCCTTCCCCAATTGACTCCATGTCCTACCTCCTTTTCACTTTGGTTCCACTGAACTTGATAAACTTGGGATGCTTGTTCTTTCCTTTTTCCTTCAGCCAATCTTCAGGAATGATGCGGTCATAGTATTTAAAACCATACTTAATACACCACTCTGCGTAGGTTGACTTGGCACCCTTTCGTAACTTCCTCCTACTATTCTCGAAAACAAAGCGAATGTCAAGACGCGGATGTTGCTTCTTAATGGCAAGGTGTTTCCTTCTATCCGCTGCCGTGAACATGCCTTTGGTCTCAATGATGATCCCATTATACAGCACGAAGTCAGGAGTGTAGGTGCGGTACGCTAAGTCTTCCCACTCAATCTTAACCTTCTCGTAATCATAGATCACTTTCAGTTCATCAAGGTAGAGAGACAGTTTATGTTCTAGTCCGCTCCTGTATCCATACTTTCGTGCTGCACGAAATTGTTTGTGGTTAGGCAAGGCTACCTACATTGCGGTACGAGATGAAAGGCGATTGATATCCTAATGATTTCATCTCTTCACGAATGAGAGCATCTGCTTCGTTACGTGCCTCAATAGCGGCGCGTAATCCTGCCGTCTTTTTCTCGCGGTATTCTTTACGTAGTTGGGCGAGATGTTCTTCCGTTGCCTTAATCTCGTCCATCAAAGTAGTCATGTCGTCGTTCATGTTTTGTACTCCTCTTTTAGTGACGTGTATGCAACCGTCTTGGGCTGCTTGGCCTGTGATGGAATAGAAGGACGCTCTTCCAATCCATTCCAACAAGCGAAACGATAGCGACAGAAGACACAGTTCTGGTCTAGGACCATGTTGCCTGTCTCCTTGCCTCTGAATGTTTCAGGTACAGCATCGAAGCAACGCTCAAACTTGTTTTCTTCTAGCGCGTCAACCGTCTGCTGTATATCGTTTACTTCCTTCTCAATGTCAATACCTGTAGCTGGCACATACTTGAACTCGCCATTGGCTTTGTTCACTACCCACCATCCACCAGCACGTTTGCCTGACGCCTTCGCATAGCCAGCAAGCTGTGCTATGTAGCCGAAAGGATCGCCGTTGCTCAGAGTTTCAAAGCAGTCAAACTTGTTGTTATACGACCAATTAGATGCGGACTTAATATCGTCAACAGCACCATCAATAACAATATCGTAGGTGCCAGAGACGGATGTACCACCCTCAAGGTCGAGTGTAACTTTCTTATCATCTTCATACTTTACTCCTGCTTCTTTGAGAAGTCCTTTGAAGACAGCTTCAACGATGTCTCCAAGCATCATGTTCATTACAAATGTTGTTGGCAGAGGCAATGCTTTCTCTGGCTCATTCTTGTCGAACCAGAGTTGGCAAGTTGGTCTACCTACGTTAGACATACGCAGACCAAACTCACCTCGCTTGTTACCCCCGCCAAACTGACGAGCAACAGCACTCATTACATCTAAACCAATCTGTCGGATTGTTTCAGACGACATGGTGGACTTGCCATTAGCGGCATTCTCCATGTACTGATGCACTGCCAATTCGGCGGGATGTTTCATTACGCTACCTCATCTTCGTCAATGTCAATCATATCAGACAGGGCATCTGTAATAGCTATATCATCTTCATCATCATGCGACGATGCTTTCTCCGCATAGGTGTTGATGATATACTCATTGTAGTTCTGAACCCACGACATGAAATCGCTGAACAGCGCCTGATCAGACTGCTCAATCTCCACGATGTTAGTCAGATTGACAGTAGTAACAGGCAGGAAGAAGCTGTTGCCATTTGGTAGCTTACGCTCTTCAGTAGCCGCATCGACTACATGCTGGATAGGCAGACGCTTTTGCTTGGCAAAGGTAGTGAACACGTCACCCCAACCTTTGAAAGCATCACGATTATCTACCTCCCAAATGAATGGGGTAGCACCCACCTCGACAGAGTTGCCTTGGTCATCTGTTGGATTTACCAACTCAACTGTGCCAAAGATTACACGCACACGCTTGATCTGCTTTATTAAGTCCTGAGTTTTTTCCGGCAAAGACTTGAAGTCTTGTATGTAACCGGCTGGCTTACCACAGTTGAACCCACCATCATTGTCTTTGAGGTCGATGTTCAAGTTGTCTGCCATAACAGTCTTGACATAACGATTAGGTGTATTACCCGAAGCCATGATAAAACGCTTGTACATGAAGCGTTGCATATATGGACGGATGCGTGCAGCCGAAGCGTAATAGGTAGGACCATCTGGAATCTCCAGCTTGTACTGTCCACCTTCGACAACCTCGACATTTACTTTCTTGCCTTTGACTTCAGCAAGTCCCATGATTGGGGTATGATGGATACGCAGACGAGCAAGTGTGCTAGACTTCTTGCTGTTACTCGTACCTTCATTTGCGATACCCATAGCTTTTGCCATAGCGGCATAGTTATTGGTATCAATTGTAGTGATCTCATTCATGTATTTTATACTCCTCTTTTGAGTTAGAAAGTCATAGTTATATCACGACACATCTTTCGTGTCAAGCCAATTCGGTCCCATCTTAGCTTCAAGTAGGAGAGGTACATTAAAAGTAATACCCCACCTACCTGCAATCAAAGCTGGCAACTCCTCGTTTGTTTTGTGGATGGCCTGCATAACAAGCCGCTCCTCGTGTGGGTGTACGTCGATAACAATACTATCGTGTACAGTATTGACGATACAAGACTTAGCATAAGCCAGTTGTTCGTCTATGAATAACAGTGCAATAGGTACTATATCGGCTGTTGCAAATGATTGCACTGGGTAGTTTTTAATTTGCGTGAAATGAGACACACGCCCACTTGCTTTGCGGACGACATCAGGAAAAGAAAACTCTCGTCCTGATGGGGTTGTAATGCAACCTGTGTTTATAGCTTCTTTAGCCAATCGGGTATGCCATACCCCAATTCCTTTGTACTTCTCCGTAAAGTGCGTGTAGTATTCAGCCTCCGCTGTCGTTCTCCCAAAGCCTGTTGCGCCATAAAGCGGTGCAAACGTGTGAGCCTTCGCAGTCTGACGATCCGTAGGTTGACCAGCATCGGTAATAACCTTAGCGGTATATGCATGTACATCAAACCCAGTAGATACTTCATCTATAGCAACTCCATCTTGTGAAAGGAATGCTGCTGCACGAAACTCTAGCTGTGCAAAGTCAGCTTCCATAATCTTACCACCTTCAAAGCGAGATACAAATACCTTCTTTACAGGGAAGGTGCCACCACGTGGCATGTTCTGCATGTTAGGTTCTGCACCTGACAGGCGACCAGTTGCAGTGCGGTGCTGTAGCAGACGCACATGCAGCTTCCCATCCTGCTTGGTGAACATCTTGATGCCCTCGACAAACGAGGACAGGTATGTATCTACAGCAGACAGGCGTCGAACTTTTGACAAGAAGTCCATAGCATCTGTCATTCCCTTGACACGTGCTGCTTTCTCCAGCGCCTCAAGGTTTTGCTTGCTCGTACTGAAGCCATTGGCACTGGCCCATTTGGGACCGGGAGGTTTAAACTTTAACCCAGCCAATTCATTGGATGGTGATAGAGTATAACCAGCAGCACCACAATCAGTGCAGCGATTAGGTTTCGCAAACGGCTCTCCATTTTTCTTTACCTTTCGTATGTAACCTGTGCCATTACAAGGCTTACATTGCATTGCTCTAGTCTTAGACAGCTTAGTAGTGTGTGCATTGACTAGACTGCGGAAGTCTGATTCATCCATGTATGGATCAATGGCAGTACCCCAATAGGCTTTGTCGTTTACCTTGCGGCTGTAGATAACCCAAGACAGTTGCTCTGGGCTGTTGAGGTTGATAGGCGTGTCGCCCATCAGCTTGCGCACGTGTGCTTGCAGGTCAGCGGTAAGCTGGTTACGTTCTTGTTCAAACTCCACACGCACCTCATCCAGTGCCTCGCTGTCTACCGTGAAACCACGCTGGTAGATACGAGCAAGGCATACTGCAACCTGATTGGTCAGGTCAACAGTACCCATGAGACCACTGTCTTTCGGTGTATTCAGACGATGCATCAGCTTATCTGCCAGTTGCTGTGTAGCATGTAAGTCAGCAGACAGATACTCTGACAGTTCGTCCAGAGGAATGTCGCGTGTGCTGTAACCTCGCTTGAAGTATTCCTTCAAAGTGTCTTGCTTCTTAGTGTCAAGATCATAGCGTTCAGCACACGCCTCTAGTGAAAGAGGTTCCTTGATGCCACGCTGCAGCACATACTCTGCAAGCATCGTGTCGAACACAGGCCCATTGTATTTAAACCCACTCTCCCACAGCCATAGCAAGTCATGCGCTGCGTTGTGGCAGATCAAGACAGTAGCTTCGTCCAGATACCACTGGACACGCTCACTGTAATCATGTTGGCTTTCATGTTCATCGTGATCAAACGGAAACAATCTCTCGTCTCCTTGATCAGTGAGTACGCCAACCATCGTCAGGCTATTGTTCACCTCAAATGGATCAAGGTGCATCTTGCCATCACGATGTGTGACTGTGTTCTCTACATCAAGTGTTAGTTTCATTTCTATTCCTTCCTCATACTGAAGTATACTTTACCATTCGCAGCAATGTGTGGAATGGCAGGATCAGCATCGTGCTTACCTGTATACTCAAACTTATATCCTTCACTACGTTTTTGTTCAACATCTTTGATAAACACAGAGTTATCATTGAAGAACAAAGCTACAGCGAAAGTTGCGAGTACTCCCAGCATTGTATATCACCCCTCGTATCTTGCTGTCAAGTAGTCAAGTTCACAATTGACCATACCATGCCAACCATTCAACTTGTTCTTGACAATGTTAATATGCCGCAGCGGAGTGTCTTCATCTTGTCCTTCCACTGAGGCGGCTTTACCAATCAGGACCATCAGGTCAGCCTCTGCAGCCTTACCTGTACGTGATCCTTCCATCATGCTCTGGTTCAATTGTGTCCTGCCTTCTGCCTCTGCAGAAAGCTGCGACATATAAAACACAGCACAATCATACGCCTTGGCAATCTGTCGTGCATGGATAGCGCAGGCTTTCAGTGCTTCGTCCTGTCGAGCAAAGCCACCTTCTGCCTTGAACTTATCACCCATGTCAAGGACCAGAATGTCAGGACGATATGTCTTGGCAACAGACTCAACCCAATTCATGTCGCGTCCAGATGCCTCTTTGATCTTGATGTTACGCATCACTGGCTCATACAGTGAACGTGCTTTTGGCATGTTGTCTTTTACTTCACGAGCGGACATGCCAGCAGCGGCTGTAAGATAACGTGATCCTACTCTGTGTGTAGGTTCCTCGTTACATAGAATGATACACTTGGCACCTTGATGTGCAAAGCCATTCGGTGCAGCAATCAGGCTGGCATGAAACGATGTCTTGCCAGTGTTGGGACGCGCACCCACTTCGATAAGCTGACCCGCACTTACACCTTCTATCTTACGTGCAACGCTAGGAATGTTGAAAGACCAACGTGCTTCCAGTTCAGCCTTTGCCATCAGCGTTTCAATAGTAATGTCATCCCACTCAATGTTCAAGTTGGGAGTGAAGTCATCACCATAACGCTCAAGCAGATTGCGCAGCGTCTCCATCGTACCACCTGTGCCACTCACCATGTCGAAGCCAATGTTAGCGATGTCCTCGCCCACTACCTTCTGGAACAGCTTGGACAGCACCTCCTGTGCAATGTCGTTACCCATTGGTGCCTCACGCTTTAGTTGCGTGAAGAGACCATCGAAGCCACTCTTCTGTGCGGTGGTCATCGTTGGGTTGTCAGACAGGAACAAGGCTTGCACCTCATCAGGTGTGACACTACGGTTGTAGTGATCCATTGCTCTGTCGATTGTCTGCTTGATCTTTCGATTGTCAGAACTGAACAGTCGGTCAGGACACTTGGCACCACGATGGTCATCGTAGAAACCTTTGTCCATTAGACTGCGTAGCATTGATACTTCCATTATCTCTCTCCTATGTCGGCTAGGTTATTCATGTCAGTTGGATTACGATACTTCAAATCATCTGTCAAGTACAAGACACGGACGTTGTTCACATGTCCTCTCAACTCTT